GGAAAAACAAAACAGACTTACATTCAGCAAAGGAGCCAGTTCAGTTTCCCTGTTTTATTCTCCATGGTTGCCATTTCGGTTTTCGTAATTGCGACGGCCACATAGGGGATCCATGGCCGCGTCTTCGTAAATACTCAGTAGGGGATCGCAAAGGCGACCTTCATTGCTCTGACCGCATCTTCGCGGTGGGCCCGCGTTATCCCCTTGAACACGTAGGGACCCAACAGTTGGGCGATGGTCTTGCTCGACTCGAACTTGGCCACCCATGCCTCTGCCAAAGACGCCGGGTGCGCCCTCCACGCCATCTGGATCGCAGTGGCAGACAGGGTAGCCGACGACGCCAAAAAGGCAGCTGCGTACGCTTCCAACCCGTCATCGCGAAGGGGTGCTAGCACTTGAAGCGCCGTTGGGTTCTGAGTCACCTCGAGGAGCCTCTCGGACACGGCGGTGGCCACGCGGTTTGTACGTAGCACCGAGTGTCCGGAAGTCCCAGTGGGGTTCCGGAGAATAGCAACGGCAGATCTGGCGGGAAGCGGCTTCCGCAGGCGGCTGATCACCATCGGGGCAAGACCGGGGTATCCGGCGGCGGCGGATTGCATGGCGGCTATGCCTTCGGATAGCGACGCGCCTCTGCCAGTCTTGCCCAGGCCTACAGCGGACGGCACGGCCAAGCCAAGGTAGGCGGCCGGAGACACCAAGAACAACGCGATGACTGACGGGGCAATGGCCTTCAAGTCGACCGCACGCCCGGCCCATTCGCGGAGCTCCAGCGCGCACAGAAAGTAGCAGAACATCGCACCAACACACGGGTTCATTCCGGCCTGCACTGCGCCCTGAGCGCCGGACGTTAGCATCATGATCCTGTCGGGCAAGCTGTCATGCTCCTGTTTGGGCTCGGACGCTATCTTCGTGGCAGCTTTCGTATTTGACACGACGTGCGCGCCCGCATAGTACACCTCGTTCAAGAACACAAACATCCGGTCACTGGGCATGCACTTGGTTGCATGCAGCACAAACCGTTCTGCGCCGTACACCTCCTCGGCGCACGTCATGAACTCCTCGAAGACGGCACCCACCTGGTTGCTGGGCAAGGTGAGTACGGCCGCACCATCATCGATGTATGCCATGAGCTCGGCCTCCAAGTCGGCAGTACCTGTGATAGCACGCGTCCTGTGCACCGTTGCCGCCATCAAGGCGATGTGCACCATAGTCATGGCTTTCCCGTCATATCCTTCGAAGTTGGCAGTGGGCGACTCGTAACTCCCGATGAATCCGTGTTTCTGCACATACACCGTGGTATCGGCCATGGCCGCGTACGCGGACCCAATAGCTGGATCGTCGAACACCTCGGCCCACAGCGCGCCTGACTCCCGCTGAATCTTCGCCGCCATGCCTGCAGACCAGTTGGATACGTCGAAGGAGAACATTCGCTTGGAAAAGCCAGCCTCGGGGGGGGACACCATTTCCCGGGCACGTCGCTGCACATCAACCGGCTTCCTGCCCAACATGTAACACGGATGATGTTTGGCCACGGAGTAGATCGCCGCTTCACTCCACGAAACTCCCATTCGGTCCACGAGCTGCGCTTCGTAGAACAGCCGGAGGGGGTCCTTGTAGTTCTCGGGTTTCTGGTCGCCTTTCGCCCAGCGCTCCCGCGGAATGGTCAAGGACGCGGCCGCCGCCTTCACGGTGGGGTAGTCCGGGTCGACGAACCGGCGCAGCGCCATGTTCGTGTGCTCCTTCGGTTTGAAGTCGTTGGCAGTGCGCGGGAGCTCGTCGGGCGCCAGCGCACTGTCCTTGAACGCTCCCGGTGAGAAGTCACTCCGTGCGGGGACTCGGACGCTCGCGCGTAAATCCAGCGCCTCGGACCATCCGGGCGCCTGCGGTACAATGCGCTTGTCTCTCCACGCGGCGTACCAGTCCGGGGGATGGAGAGCGTCCTTGAGCTGTAACGCGAGCGCTTCATGCCGGTTTCGCAGCGCGCGTGCCACCTCGTCACGCAGGCACTTGGCGACTAGCTGCTCGTCGAGCGCTGGACGCCCAGGTGCCACTGCTCGTTTGGCATTCTCCTGACGCGCCTTCAAGAATCGCGCGTAGGCAGTTGCGGCACCGAGCGATGAGCCTGGAGGTAGCACCTTATGGACCTTGCCCAAGTCCACGATCTGTTGAATCTTCATGGCAGACAGCTCGGCCGCATGCGCTAACGCCCCGCTCGCCGCCGCGAACGGCATGGCCTCCAGCTCCTCGAGCTGTGCCGCGTGTCCAGCTTTGAGTCCGCACTTGGACGCAAGGGCAACGGCGTATGCTTGCTTGTACGCGCGGACGACGTGCACTTCGTTCCCGCGTCCGGCTTCGACGGATGCTGCAGACATTGCGAGAGCGGAGCGTTTGATCCAAGCTACCGCGTCACCTTTGTCCACCAGCCTCAAGCAGCCCTCGAAGTACTGAGCGACCGCCATGTTCATCAAACCGCACGCGTACTGCTCGAGCCTCTGTAGGTCGCCCGTGGACAGCACCGCGTGTCGCGTGCCGCACTTGAGCATGATTCGCCCGGCCCAAGCTTCAGCAGTAGGGAAAGTCGCCGGCAAGATTGTGCGGCACGTCGCGCGGATGCCTGCGCGCGTGCGTCGTCGCGCAGCGTCATCGATGTCTGACCCGTACCGCATGACCAACCTCTTCGCCTTCGCCGAATGCCGCAGATGCTTCAGCACCTTGATGGCCTCCACAACCTGTAGGAACTCGGCGACGATGCCCGGCGCTACCGTCTCGGTCAAGTTCGCCTTCGCCATGGAGATCACGGGGTCCATCTTCGTGTTCACCACCTGCGAATAGTACGTAGCGGTTGCCACCTTCACGGCCCATTCGGCTTCGCGCGTTGCATACGCGGTACGGTGCTCGGCAGCCCACCGCGCCAACTCCTGATAAGCGAGATGCACTCCAGCTAGGTCGCATGTCACCCCCGGTGTGTCGGCAACCAGTGCCGCGACGCCCTTAAGCGCGCGCTTTGCGCGTGAAGCCGGAGGACGCCTAGACGCCTTGAGTCCCCGGTATACGTACCGTGCACTCGCCGCTGGCCCTGCGCCCACAACACCTGCGTGGAGCCTGACCGGGGGTCCAGCGATAGACTCAGGCAAGTCGACTTCCGGGATGGGTGTCCCGATCTTGGCAGCGATAGCAGCCCACTCTTCGTATGGAAGCACAGCGGCCAATGCACATTCAAGTTCGAGCCAAGGAACTGAGTATTTGTAGGTAGTCATGCCAGCTGCGACGTCTTACTAGATTATAAAAGAGAACTTCCTCATACCTTTCCCTGAGCTCTCCTTTCTGACTACCTTCGGAC